AAAAAAAGAGCAACACCAACACCCTGGATAGGATGAAGATGTCGCAAGAGATTAGAACGGTGAATCAGTATCAGGCATAGCAGTTAGAGGTGCCATTTCGTTAACAGAGTTCTTAATTACGCCTTTATCAACAGCGATGACACTGAAGTTCTCACCGAAGATAATGGTACCTACGTTTAAGCCATTGTCGAAGCGTTGCTCAAGACCTGCAAATTTCTCTGCTGTTTTGATTTTATCTTCATCAAGGTTTACGAAGCCTACCTGTTCAGTGTTACCGTTAGCATAGGTATACATTAATTTGTACACACGTTTTTGTAGCGTGTACTTAGTAGGTTGAGCTTGTTGTTGTTGTTGTTGTGCTTGTTGGTTGTACATGTTGTTGTTATTCATAAGTTACTTCGTATATTTATTGATGACAAGATTGCCGTTAGCATGCCCTAGCATGCATGAAAGTATAAAGATAGTTACTGAACTTGCTTAGGGGGGGTACCTTCCTTTTAACCATTGCTCTCCTGTAAGTTACTACTCTGAAACTATTATGCGAAAAATCTCTAATGGTAAATAGGTCATTATTACCCACTACTTATACGACCACACGTCCCGCGCCAACGAGGGCTTCAGCCCGAGGCAGGATGGGGGTAAGTGTGGGAGTATCTATTACTACTCTACTATTACTAGCTAAGAACTGGGGGAGCAAGCTCCTGGGACACCACCTACAAGGGTGGTTCCCTAAAGACATATAAAGGGAATCGCTACAGGGTGCATAGGAGATGGAAATAAGTTGCCTGATCGGGAACTTGGGGTTTACCAATCAGGAACATATTTAGGTAATACTGTCTTATTTGGTAAAGTAGAGTTGACTATAAAGGGAAGTGTGTATAATCACTTGCATGCGAAATAAATATTTTCAGGTGTGTATGGATAATAGTATGGAGATTCAATCTAGTCCAGTGGATGTAATTGATCTAATGATTAATAGACCTAAGATGGAATTCCGATTGTGGAAGCACATGTACGATCGTACTGATTTAGATAACCACTTAGCGACTACACAGAAAGAGTTAGCTGATGAGTTGAATGCTGGGGCGCCTAAGGTGTCTATTGCTATGAAGGGGTTAATACGTGATGATATGGTACAACGTGATGGGATCCATTTCTATATTAATCCTTGGCATGTGTGGTTCGGTGAAGAGTGGCGGAAAGAACAAGCCAGAGTTGAGTGGGATAAACGTAAGGAGTTAGATGAAGTTAACAGATAAGACAGAAGGTACTGGTGAGTTAACTATGGATCAATTGCAGGCATGTGTGCCTAAGAAATGGAGACATAATGTTACCGAGGACATGATCACATTAATTAACTCTGAGTCTGATGAGGACTTTAGACAGGTGTACAAAGAAAACTTACTCAGCTTTGCTGATGTTATTCAGACTGGTAAATACAAGATGACCCAGTATGTTGACGCTGTTAAGTTTGTTAGTTTCAAGCTATTAGGTGATACTAATCTAATGGCATACGCTAAGGTATTTCCTGATCGATACCAAAGGCAAGTCACTAAAGGCACCCCTTCTAAGAACATTGCAAGCTTTGCTACGGCGTTTAATAAGACTGATTTAGTTCACAAGATACTAGAGCGGACTCTGGTCCCGGTACACATCCTTAATATGGATATACATCAAGAAGCCATCAATACACAGGCTGAGCTTATGCGTAGTGCCCGTAGTGAGACGGTTAGACAAAAGGCAGCTGAGTGTTTGATTATGCAATTAAAAGCCCCAGAAACGGCTAAGATTGAGATTGGTGTTAATTACTCTAATGACTCTATTGATGAGCTTAGAGAAACTACTAGAGCTTTAGCCCAACAACAGATGAGACTTATTAAAAGTGGAGCTGTTACTGCTGAAGCTATGGCACACTCTGATATTATTGCTAAGAAAAAACCAGATATAGAAACGGAGTATGAAGAGTTATGATGGAACTTACAGGTTGGGCGTTAGCTACGGGTGTGATAATTGGTGTGATTATTTTAATAGATTCGATATATGGGGGGAAGGGCTGGTGATACATTGCATGGCAGATTGTTTAGGTAAATTAAAAGCTATAAAGACGTTGGCGCAACGCGGTATGGAGGGAGCTGCTGATCAACCAGAGAGGGCTGTGTTTGAACAGATATCTATGGAAGTTAGTTATTTATTAGTGGAAGCATCATCAGATGCTAACTCTGGGGATAGCTTTTTACGAAACTATGTGAGGGACCATAAGTAGATGGCTTTAGTTAAGAAGGATGTAGATGAGTGGCTTAACGACATAAGCTACGATACGGACCCTACATATGCGCCTACGGAGTTTGCTTTAGAGTTTATTAGCTTTATCAAGTTAGTTAATGGTGAGGATGGTGAGGAGCACAAATCCCCTGTAATTCATTACAAGATGTTAGATAATGTAGGTGGGATGAAGGAAAACATTGCAAATATGTGCTCACGTGGTCTAGCTAAAACTACGGTACTAGGTGAGTACTTGTTTATGTACATAGCTACGTATGGGTCTATCCCTGGGTTTGGGGAGGTAAATCTAGCTATTTACGTGTCTGACTCTATGGAGAATGGTGTCAAGAACATGCGTAAGAATGTAGAATTCCGTTGTGATAACAGTGACTTTATGAAGAAGTATGTACCTAAGATTAAGTTTACTGATGCTAGGATGGAGTTTGAGAATGCGTCTGGTAAGAAGTTTATTGTTAAGATGTATGGTGCTAAGACCGGTGTTCGTGGAGCTAAAGAGATGGGACAACGTCCTACGTTAGCTGTACTGGATGACTTAATCAGTGATGACGATGCTAGGTCACCTACTGTAATCGCTTCTATTGAAGATACTGTGTATAAAGCGGTAGATTACGCACTACACCCAACTAAAAAGAAAACTATCTGGTCAGGTACCCCCTTTAATGCTAAAGATCCTTTGTACAAGGCAGTAGAGTCTGGTGCATGGCATGTAAATGTTTATCCTGTCTGTGAGAAGTTTCCGTGCACTGAGGATGAATTTAGGGGAGCTTGGGGAGATAGATTCGATTATAGGTATGTTAAGGCCCAGTATGACAAGGCTATGAAGACCGGTAAGATAGATGGCTTCAACCAGGAGCTTATGCTACGTATTATGTCTGAGGAAGAACGTCTGATTAAAGACAGTGATATGACCTGGTACAAGCATGCTAACGTGAAGACTAACATGGGAGCGTTTAACTTCTACATCACTACTGACTTTGCAACTAGCGAGAAAGAATCCGCCGACTTCAGTACTATTAATGTGTGGGCTTATAACAATAACGGTGACTGGTTGTGGGTAGATGGATTCTGTGAGAAAGCTCTGATGGATAAGTCTATTGATGCATTATTTAAGTTTGCTCAGAAATATAATCCTCAAGAAGTGGGAGTCGAGGTAACTGGGCAGCAGGGGGGTTTTATTGCATGGATCCAGAACGAGATGATGAACCGTAATATTTACTTCACCTTAGCTTCAGGCCGTGGTAAGACTACTCCGGGTATACGCCCAAATAAGGACAAGATGAGCCGATTCCAGCAAATGGCGGTACCACTATTCAAATCAGGTAAGTTGTGGTTTCCTGAGGAGCTGAGGGACTCTGCTGAGCTATCTGAGATGTTGAATGAGTTACAGTTAGCTACTATGAAGGGATTCAAGTCTAAACATGATGATCAGATAGATAATATCTCTATGTTAGGTGAGTTTAATGCATGGAAACCTAGCGAGGTGTCTACAACTGAAAACAGTGATGGTAGTATGTTATGGGATGAAGAACCTGAAGAGGTAGGAGAAAGTTCTTATTTCGTGTAATAAAACGTGGTATGATAAATACACAGTATTTATTTTAGGGAAATCCCGTGAAGGTATACGAGTACATAGAATTCTTAGTTAATGGTGAGATCAGCCAGTTAGCCACATCAGATGTGGGAGACATGACACCAGGTGCTCCTGGTACACCTACTGCTGTACAGCTAACAAACAGAAGCAAAATACGCACATTTATTAATTTAGCTAACATCGAGCTGCATAAGAAGTTTAATATTCTGCAGAAAGACATGGAATTAGACTTTGCACTTAATGGTGAAGAGTTTAAGTTAGACGATGACTTCCTACACGCTATTAGTTGTACGTTTAAAGATGGTGATGAAATTGCTATTAACAACGAGAAGGCTAACTTCGTAGATGGTGTAGATGTAAATGTATCTGTAATGTTCAAAGATCCTACTAAGGTGCTTATTAAAGGTACTGACGAAGATGGTAGAAAGGACATGATACTTACCTATGCAGCCTCACCTAAGTTAGCTAAGAGCATTACTACTAATCTAGGTTTACCTCAGTTATATACAGAAGCACTAATCAACTATGTAGCTTATAAGTCGCATGCTACAATCAGTGGTGACATGAAGGCTGAGAATAACACGTACTACTTAAGATATAACGAAAGTTGTAAGCAAATCAACATGTTAGGCTTACGTAACCCGGACAATCTTGATGCTAATACTAAATTAATAGATAGCGGATTTATCTAAGATATTACTGTTATACTAAAGACAAATTTATTGCATGCCAAATGCTGAGAACAACCTCCAGGAGGAGTTAAATAATGGCTTATTACGACACGATCAACCTCGTTGCAGGGGATGATAAACCTGAAATAAACTTCACCCTACGTGATTCCAATACAGCAGCATCTGGCAAAGTTCTTGATGAAGACGACCCAACTACTTGGGCATCCATTGACATCACTAACGAAACAATTAAAGTACACTTTAGATTACTAGGTAGCTCAACTATCCTAGATACTATGACTTGTGGAAAGCACGCCCCCTTTGTGGATGGTAAATGCTTTATGCAGTGGAACCCTACAACTTTAGACGTAGATGCTGGTACTTACGAAGGTGAAATCGAATTAGAAGACACTTCAGGTAAGAAACAGTCCATCTTTGATAAGCTAAAGTTTAAGGTAAGAGCCGGCTTCTAGCAATGGCTATCCGCGCTACAGTTTCAGTAGCCACATTACGCGCTTCTATAAGCATAACTACAGAGAATAGTCTCAGTGCTTCTATTCCTGTAATACAAGCTAGCATTTATGCAGAGCTATTAGAGGCAGGTGTACATTATATTAGTAATAACGCCACAGGCATCTGGACAGATGCTGACTCTAAGAATAGATTCTTATACGAAGAGATGGTTGTTAGTGATGTGCAAGTTAATCTAGTAAACAAAGTATTAAAAGACATTGCTCAATTTACAGATGATGAGACACTAGATGTCAATAAAAGACTATTTGATACCCCTAAATTTACAGAAGTACGAGTAGCAGTAGTAGGTAAATACCTTACAGATACTACTAATCTGACTGATGATAAGGCTGTACTTTTTGCTAAGACCTTAGTTAGCACTTCAGCTACCCAGGATGCACATGCGCATCATGTAGGTAAGTCAGCGGGTGAACACATCACGGATATTACTGACTCAGAGACTAAAGCCTTCGGTAAAGATCTGTTGGACTATTACAGTGTGTCAGATAACATATATAAGTTAGATGTATTTAAGCAGTTAAAAGACACAGCTGATTTTGTTGATGATGAGACAATAGACTTTGCTAAATCTTTATTTGACATAGTAGGTGTAACAGATGATATCGATGGTGCAGCATCTATCTTAGATGACCAAGAGATGGATTTTTTCAAACACACTACAGATATAGCGAACATTACGGATCTCTTTACCCGGGTTGTTACATTCGTAAGAGTGTATTCTGATTTGATGGGTGTTACTGATTCATCAGTATGGGACGTTACAAAAGCACTAGCAGACACCTCTGTATTTACTGATATACAAAGACAAGATTTTGGTAAACTGCTTATAGACACACCTGTTGTGAGTGACGCATTAGCTATACGTATGATGCTAGCCCCTTTTGTGGACGGTACGGTTATATCAGATAATGCCACAACAAATGCAGGAAAGAATTTTACACATGAAGCCTCTTTAGCCGATACGGGGTCTTTAAGAAGTCAGGGTTACTCTGACTTCAGTTACTTTGCGGAAGACTATGTCGGCGCTTCCAGAACATTTTAATAGGAGTTAATTATGATTAACGAAAACTTAAAACTTTCAGGCCAGTTGAACATTGTCCTTAAAGATAAAAACGGTAATGTAAAAGTTGACCGTACAGAGACTAATCTTGTCGTACAGAAAGGTTTAGAATTTATTATTGACCGTATGACCGGTACATCTAAGGCTGTAATGTCTCACATGGCATTAGGCTCTAGTTCTACTGCAGAAGCAGCAGGTCAAACAGACTTAGTATCTATCTTAGGTGCACGCGAAACTTTAGATTCAACATCTATTCCAGCAGCTACTAAGCACAAAGTAGTATTTGTATCTACGTTTGAAGCTGGTGATGCTACTGGTGCAGTTAAAGAAGCAGGTATCTTCAATGCAGCTACAGGCAGTGATATGTTATCTCGCACAACGTTCGCAGTTGTCAACAAAGCAGCCGATGATACTATGACTGTTACTTGGACGATTACTTTATCAGCTACTTAATGTTAGGGAGGTGTACTTATGTCTACGATAGTAAATCGAGCCACAAAAGGGTCACCTCTTACTAATACTGAGGTCGATTCAAACTTCTCTAATCTGAATACAGATAAGATGGAGAAAGGGTCTAACCTTAGTGATTTATCTAATGCTGCTACAGCAAGGACAAATCTAGGGGTACCTAGTTCTTCTGCTGCTACAGATGACGCGATAGCTATGGCAATCGCTCTAGGCTAGGAGAATATATGGCAAATACATTTAAGAGAAAAACTAAGAACGCTATAGGCACCTCGCTCACTGCTGTTTATACGGTACCGGCTAACACTACTACCGTTATTATCGGAGGAGTTGTTTCTAACACAGGAACAGGCTCGGTTAATACTGAGATTGTGATGAATGATGGTGCTAATGATATTAACTTAACAGGTGCAGACACTCCTATTCCAGCAGGTACAGCATTATCGTTTATTGACGGTAAGGTAGTTCTAGAAGCAGGAGATGTAGTGAAAGCAAAAGGGTCTATCGCAGGCTCTTTAGATGTAATACTTTCTATTATGGAGACTACGTAATGGCAGGATATTTAGGGCAATCACAACCAGTAGCTGCAGGGGGTAACTCTGTAGAAACTGATGATATCATTGATGGTGCAGTAACAGCAGATAAGCTAGCACCCGGTGCGGCTGTTCCTTCACAATCTACTCATGGTGGTAAGTTCTTAACAACTGACGGTACTGATGCTAGTTGGGCTACGGTAGATTTAAGTTCTAAGTTTGATAAAGCAGGTGGCACACTAACAGGCGACCTAAACCTTGGTGATAACGTCAAGGCTAAGTTTGGTACTGGTAGTGACTTGCAGATTTACCATAGTGGCTCTTCCAGTTTTATACGTGATATGGGCGATGGTGATTTGCAAATATTTGCTAATGATGATGTTTATATCAGAGGGCAATCTACAAATAATTATATGGCTCGTTTTGCGGAAACAGGTGCAGTAACTCTTTATCACAACAACTCTGCTAAACTAGCCACAACCTCTACTGGTATTAATGTTACTGGTAGTGTTACTTGTGATGGCTTATTGAGTGAAGCTTCAACTAAAATTAGCCATTCTGGTGGTTTAACCCTTACTCAGAATGCCACGGCAGAGGGTTTAGGATATGTAGCAAAAATATCAGCGCCTTATGCTAACGAATCATTTAAGATATCAGTTGATGGTAACAAGGTAATTACTACTGAGGGTTATAACAGTGCTACTAAATTAATATTACACACTTCTGGCACAGAACGTATGCGCATAGACTCATCTGGCAACGTGGGTATTGGTACTAGTAGTCCTGTAAACCAACTTGAAGTAGGTTACTCACACGCTGTTAATAAGACTGAAAGTATTGCTGTTGGTAGTATATATCAAGGTAATCTACGAGGTATTAAGCTGACTGGCGCTATTGACAGTGTTGGTACTGTTCACTCAAAGATAGAGTCTTCATCATCCTCAGGCAATATTGAGTTCTCTGGCGGCATAACATTCAACGGTGACACAGCAGCAGCTAATGCCTTAGATGACTATGAGGAAGGTACTTGGACTCCAGATGTACCATCAGGGTCATTAACTGTTAATAAAGCAAC